TCAGTCGAGTCACTTGAGTCACTCGACGATTACTCTGGTTAATTTATGACGACAGAAATTCCCAAACGAATTGACGATCCGCTAACCATCGGAATCGAAAGCGAGGTTTCATAGGTTCTTTCGCCCAGAAAAAGCAACGTGGGCAAAATCGGGGGCCGATATGAATCACTGAATCGAAGTAAACGGACTCTTGCTATTTTATGACGACAGAAATTCAAAGGCGACGGGCGGCGGGGCTGGGCTGAATTTCTGTCGTCATAAAATGGCTTGCCTTTGAATTTCTGTCGTCATAAAATAAGGACATGAGCGATTCAGAAAAACGCAGGGGCCGGCCGGCGACCGGGGCGGGCGTCCAGCTTAACCAGCGGATTCCCGCGGACCTCATGGCGCGCGTGGAGTCCTTTGCGGATTCGCATTTCTTATCGCGCGGCGAAGCGATTCGGGTTTTGCTAGAGCGGGGATTAAATGACGACAGAAAATAAAAAAGACATGGTCCCGCCCGTGCGCCTCGACGCGACAACGTATGCGCGGATCGTCGCCGAAGCGGAGTCCAACTTCATATCCATTACGGAGGTCGTGCGTAACCGACTCGTCGCGGCCTATGCCGACGGCGACGATGTAGCGCCGGCACCAATGAGCGCGGCGGCCTTGGCTCGCGCCCGTAAACAGGAAATGGAGAACGAGATTCTGGAATACAAACTGGCACGGGAACGGCGCGAGCTAATCCCGGTCGCTCTGGCTGCGAAGATCGTCGAGAAGGATTACGGCGTAATCCGATCGCGGCTGTTAGCTATCCCGCAAAGCGTGCTCGATCTGTCTAGCGCGCAAATGGCCGATCTTAAAAAGACGATTCAAGACGTCATGACAGACCTTAGCGGCGAACAAAAAGAGTCTTGGGATGATATCGACGTATGAAGATGCAGAGACGAATCTTCGCGACACTATCGCGGAGCTTCGGCCGAAGAGCTTTCGACCGAACCCGGATCTAAACTTGGTTCAATGGGCCGACAGGTATCGGCAACTATCGACAGTATCTAGCGCCCTTGGCGGCCTCTGGCGGACGTCGCGGTTCGAAGTCGCGCGCGGGCCTATGCTCGCGACGACGGAGCCGGGCGTTCAAACGATTACTTGCATGGTCGCGACGCAGACACTCAAAACGGAATTGTTGCTAAATATTATTGGCTATCACGCGCACCTAGATCCCTGTCCGATTCTTTTGGTGCAACCGAAAGAGGACACGGCGCGATTGTTCAGTAAGGAACGGCTAGCGCCTATGTCCAAGGCGACGCCGGTTCTCAAAGCGTTGGCCGACGATCGCGCCCGCGGTGGTAAGGATACGCTTTTCTACAAAGAATTTCCGGGCGGCTTCCTCGCGATTGCTTACGCTGGTTCGCCGATGGAGCTTGCCTCACGTCCGATTCGTATTACGTTGCTCGACGAAATCGACAAATACGACGCGACGAAGGAAGGCGACCCGGTCGCGCTCGCCGAAGAGCGGACAGCGACGTTTCGGCTAAACAAGCTCAAGGTGCGCGTATGCTCGCCGACGCTTACGAATTCCAGCCGGATCTATAAATCGTATCTGGATTCCGACCAGCGCAAGCCGTTCGTTTCGTGTCCCCATTGCGACCATTGGCAAACGCTCGAATTCCATAGGAACGTCCACTGGGCTAAAACGCCGGAGGGCGAACACTTCCCAATGACGGCGGCGCTCTACTGCGAGGTCTGCGGAATTGATCCGGTCACGCGCGCCCCTGTCGAGGGGAAAGACTGGACGGAAACCCAGCGGCTTCGCATGATGACAACGGAGTCCGCAATCCGTTGGCACCAGACGCGCGAATTTACGTGTTGCGGTGTGAAGCAAGAGCCGTTGCGGACTCGTAACTGGGAGTGGAGCGAGGCGGACCAGTGCGGCTATGCGCTTTGCACGGAATGCGGCGAGCGGGCGGTTTCGAATGAACACGCCGGCTTTCAGGCTTCGAAGATCTTTAGCCCGGTTATCACGATGGCGGAGCTAGCGAAGGCTTGGTTAGAAGCGAAAGACGATCCAGAGACGAAACAAGTTTTCATAAATACGCAACTCGCGGAGCCGTTCCAGTTAGAGGCTATGCGCAAGGTCGCGACGAATTCGCTCGCCGCGCGGCGCGAGACCTTTGCGGATCAAGTACCGGACGGCGTGCTAACGCTTACGTGCGGCGTCGACGTGCAAACCGGCGGCGAGGTAAACGAAGGGCGACTCGAGATCGAGGTTGTCGGCTGGGGCGCTGGCTTTGAGTCGTGGTCGATCGACTACAAGGTGATTGAAGGCGACCCGTCGTCGCCCGAAGTCTGGGCGCAACTCGACCGATATCTTACGACAGATTTCATAGACTCACGCGGCTATCCGCGACGGATCGAAGCGACGTGTATCGACACGGGCGGCGGCTCTACCGAGACGGTCTATAAATATTGTTCTGAACGAGTGCGGGCGAACGTATGGGGCATCAAAGGCAAATCGGAAATTAGCGCGAACTGGTCGCCGGTTTGGCCGCCGACGAAATACAACCCGAAGCGAACACGCGTCGGATACAAGCCGATCATGCTGGGCGTAAGCGCGGCGAAAGAGGCTATCCGCGAATTCCTAATCATCGAGACGCCGGGACCGGGGTTCTGTCACTTCCCGAAGGATAGACCCGAAATATATTTTGAACAGTTGACGGCTGAAAATCTAGTGTTCGAATACCGCGGCGGTAAGACGCTCAAGAAATGGGTCCAGCCGAAGGGCCGGGCGAACGAAGCGCTGGATTGTCGAGTCTACGCTTATGGCGCGCTCCGCGGGCTTATGGTCGTTCGGAATCTGAACTTCTCGATTCGCGCCGAAATGCTGGCGACCGTCGGAATGAAGCATGTCGAAAAGCTCAATTCCCCTACTCCCGCAACGCCTAATCGCGCTGGCCAGCAAGTCGAGAACCCGCGGATTCGGCGCTCAAAATACATGGCCTAACGACTTCCGATTCGTTAATTGATTGCGAATCTCATTCTGCTATGTTGCGTCGCATAGCGAACGGGGTTCCTCATGGCCATGACTGCGGATCAGATTCAAGCGCGCATCGACACGCTGCAAGCCGCGCGTGACTCGGGCGTCCTCATGGTCCGGCATGGCCTCGACTACGTCACGTATAAAAGCACCGTCGAAATGGATCAGACGCTAAAGCGTTTGAAAGCCCAGTTAGCGGCCGTGCTTGGCACCGCGAAGCCGCGCGTAAATTACACCGTCCAGAAAACGAAGGGCTACGGCTTCCGTCGACCCTTCGGATTCGACGACGTCTAAACGAGGTTTGAGTCATGGCTGCATTCTCTCGCGCAGGCGATCGTAAGGTTGTTCAGCTTCATAACCGATTTGAGGCGGGCGAACGCGGCCGCCGGCTGCGCGCCATTCCGACAACCGGGCTCGCGATCAATTCGACGATTCGCGCATATGGGAAAAACGTCGTCGCGCGCTCGCGCTATCTCGCCGTTAACAACCCCTACGCCTCGCTCGCGAAGGAAGAGTTTGTTGCGTCGTTCGTCGGCGACGGAATCAAACCATCATGGAATATCGACGACGTAAAGATCAAGCGCGAGCTTCAAGAGCTTTGGCTTGAGTGGACGGACGAAGCCGACGCCGACAACCTCACGGATTTCTACGGCTTGCAGAACATAATCGCGGGCGAAATGTTTGAAGCCGGCGAGTGTTTCGTTCGCATTCGTCCGCGATATATTTCCGACGGGCTTTCCGTTCCGATGCAGCTTCAAATTCTGCCGTCGGAAATGTTGCCTTATGATTTGAACATGAGCACGAATGCGGGCCTCTTGACGGGCAACCGCGACGCTTTCCCCTCGCTTGCCGGCGGTGGCAACGCGCGGGTCGAGTGCGGTGTTCAGTTTGATTCCATCGGTCGCCGCGTCGGTTATTGGTTCTACAAGAATCACCCGAACGAATTGAATTTCAATAACACGGGCGGATCTGTCCATACGTTCGTTCCGGCGGATCAGATCTTGCACTTGTTCAAGCCCATTCGCGCCGGACAAATCCGCGGCGTCCCGCATACGCTCGCCGGTATCGTTACTTGCGCCATGCTCGATCTCTACGACGACGCGGAGCTAGAGCGGAAGCGGACGGCAGCGCTCTTCACGGCGTTTGTTACGCAGAACGCGAACGAAGAGGAAGGCGACAACCCGCTGGGCGGCGGCCCGTCGTCGCCACACCGCGATAAAAACGGCGTCCCGACTGGCCAGAATGACGTCGGCTTAGAACCCGGCGCGACGGTCACGCTCGACGAAGGCCAGTCAGTCAAATTTGCAGATCCGGCGGACGTCGGCGGCAACTATGAGGCGTTCCAATACCGGAGCCTCTTGCGCGCGTCCGCTGGCTTCGGCACGCCGTATGCTCAAGCTACCGGCGATCTGCGAGGCAGTAGCTACGGCTCGCAGCGCGGCGGAATGATTACGTTCAAGCGTCGAATCTCCATGATGCAGAATAGCGTTATGATCTTCCAGTTTTGCCGGCCAATTAAAAACGCTTGGCTCAAAGCCGCCGTGCTTGCGGATTCCTTCGAGACGTTCTCCGCGTCTGACTACGCGAAGGCGACTCGCAAGTTTCAGAAAGTGCGGTGGATCACTCCGAAATGGGATTGGATCGACCCGCTTAAGGATCTCACGGCCGAAAAGCTCGCCGTCGACTCCGGCTTTAAACCGCGGAGCGACGTCGTCGAGGCAATGGGTTACGACGCGGAGGAAGTCGACGAACAGATTGCGCGAGATCAAAAGCGCGCGGAGCGACTCGGCTTGAAGTTTACGCAGCTACAAACGACGACGATCGTTTCGCCGACTTCGGAAGAGACAGAGCCGGAGAATAATTCCGATTCGTTAATTGATCCTAACTCGAATTCTGCTAATGAAGATCCGAACACCGCGCCGAAGCCTTCGCCTAAACCAAAGCCGGCGAAGAAATCCGCGAAGGCCAGCGTTCGTTATGAATGGGATTGCTAGGGGAATCTTATGGGCAAGGTCGTGCCGATCAAAGCGAAGAAACCGTCGTGGTTCGGAATGCGCGCGCAGAATGGCCGCGCCGACATTTCGATTCTTGGCGATATCGGTTTGTTTGGCGTGACAGCCGAAGATTTCAATAACCAGCTTGAAGCGCTGGGCAACGTGTCGGAAATGCGAATCAATATCAATTCAGACGGCGGCGACGTCTATCAAGGGTTCGCTATCTACAACATGCTGCAACTCCATCCTGCGAATAAGATCGTTACGGTTCTCGGGCTCGCGGCGTCGATGGCAAGCGTTATTACCATGGTAGGGAATCAGCGCCGCATGCCTAAGAATGCGGTCATGATGATTCATAACCCGGTCGGCGGAATTTA